TCCGTCAGCATACGCGAACGCATATGCTAGCAAGATCTGTGCCGGTAAAATTAAAGATCCATCAGGTGTAAAGAGAAAAGATTTCAGAGGCAGCAAAGCCGAGGGTGGATTAATGGAAGCGACTGCAAGATTAAAAAGACAGGGTCTAGGTATGGGTGGTTCTGTTTGCAAGATAGCCAAAAGAGGACAAAACAGAGACGCTATCGGAAAGAATTCGTAATGTCTAAAAACGGTCTGGACAAATGGTTTGCCCAGAAGTGGGTAGACATAGGAAGTAAAAAGAAAGATGGTTCTTTCTCAAAGTGTGGAAGATCAAAACAAAAGAAAGATGCAAAACGTAAGTATCCAAAATGTGTCCCACTTGCTAAAGCAAGATCTATGACAGAAGGTCAAAGACGTTCTGCTGTTAAAAGAAAAAGAGCAGTGGCACAGGGTGTTGGTGGTAAACCAACAAACGTTAAAACATTTGCAAAAAGAAAACAGGCTATGATGGGTGGATTTATGGCTAGAAGAATGGGGATGAGATAATGAGAAGACAGGATAAAATGCCTGCAAGAAACAAAAAGAATTTTAGACCTACTGAAAAAGGGGC